CGCGTCAAGTTTTGAACATCAGCATCGATGGGAAATTGACAACGAACTGGTTTACCAAGTACGGTGACATTTTCACACGCCTCTTGAACAAAAGAGGTAACTCCAGTCCTTTCTGGCACGGAATTGATAGACAGAGAATTAATTTCTGAACAACGTTCCTGTCCATCACGTAACGTTGAATCATTAATTTCAGTTGATGACATAGCGAGAGTAAATACGTAGAAAAGCACTCTCAAGCTTTATCTACGGGTGACGCTTCTCTAGATTATACTGATCTTGAGTAGTAAGACTAAAAAGTCACAGTTACTTAGAATGGCCCTGTCCACGTTTAAATTTCCGGCATCACCAATTATTTGCATCAAAAACGTGCGTATATGCCATTCCTCAATACCAGTCCTCAGTCCTAGACAGAACTAAAGACTGATATTGCTGCCGCTTTAAGGGGCACTTAGGCGGCACACCCCTCTCAAACATAACATTACCAATGAGAGGGGCATAAGTATCCCAAACATCTTGGGTGTGCATACTCAACTCTTCCAACGTCATCTCAAGAACGTCTGAGAGCGTCTTCTCTTCTGTCCTAACATTCTTATTCCAGTAAACACAGTAAAGGAAACTGTTAAGCTGCAGGGGACACAACCAGCGCCCTTTTTCACGTACAATAGACCTCTTTAGAAAAGTCAGCTTATCACGAGACACAATAGGCTCAAAATGACCCTCCTTATTACCAGGAGTATATTGCACCCGAAAAACTGAACTCAAGGCGTGTGAAACCGTGGCTTGGTTATATATGCTAGAAAAGTCATCACTAACATTAACAACATTATCATCACCATAAGTCACAGGAGAAACGAAGTCCCAAAAAGTATTAAGCTGTCCCGTGATCTTAATCCAAGCACCTACTAACAGAAATAGAGAATATATCGAGTTGACGATAGTGGTGAATGGATGACCACTAGGCAAGGACTTATTCCATTGGTATATGTGACACTGGTCCGTACCAATACCTCCTATATGCCTAGAGTGCAAAAGGTCGCACCACAAGACTTTACGAATCAGCGCATTAGTCGGGC